AGCGTTTTATAGACGACATAAACAAAATATATGAACAAAGAGAAAACAAATAAATTCGAGCAAGCCGTTGTAGCTATATTAAATATAGACGGCTGGCAGCTAAACTGGTGCGGCGATACAAACAACCTTTACGACGCAGAGGGTTTGACGCCAGAAAAAGAGGGCAAGCGCAATAAATGCGTTATAGAAATTAAGTTTAGAAACGTATACTATGAAGACAAGCTACTAGAAAAAAACAAATACGACAGTTTAATGGCCCTTGACGACGACATAGTAAAGCTATATTTTGTTTTTGATCCTAAAGGCAACTACCTATACTGGCTTAATAAATTAAATATGCCAGAGCCGCAAAGTAAAAACCTAGGCAAAACTAGCCTATGGGCAAACCAAAGAGTAGCCAAAGAAATATACTTATTACCAGAGAGTAAGGCAACCATAATACAAAGAAATTCTAACGAACGAGCGCAAAAAAGCGTTTGGGACGAGTACCTAAAAAAACAGCGTAAAATAAGTTTTTGACATAAAAGGCCATATTTTAACATTTTTTTTGTAATTTTAGGCTATGGCAAAACACGATATAATAGAAGAGCAAAAAAACAACGTACACGACATTGAAGAGCTAGCCTACTTTGGCAGCTTTCAAAAAGCCAGCAACTTACTAATTAACTGGCAAGCCAAAGCACAAAAGGCAAACAGCGAAAACACTTTAAAAGAGCTTACAGCTTGCGCAGACGCGCTAGCTAGAATAGGTATTTATGTTAGTCAAATGCAAACCAGGCAGCGCGAATACGACGTACAGCTAAGTAGGTTTAGGGTAGCTAAACTAGAGGCAGACGCAAAAGCTAAAAAAGCAATACAAGACCTAGAAGACTATAAACTACAATTATGAATAAAAAAACCGAATACCAAATAACGTTTTACTCGCTAGTAGCTATACTTATAACTATAGCGTATTTAATATTTGACAGCTGTACGTCATGACTGAATTACAGCTACTTAAAAACGAGCTAAAAGACATACAATACCTTTTAATGCAAACCCAGCATATAAGCGCTGGCAGCTTTGAGTTTAGAGCCAAAGCCTTAAAGCGTTTAGAAGAGATAAAAACAATACTTAACGACTTAAAATAATGTATCTACCAATTTTGCACCCTTGCCCAGTATGTATAGGTATATGCCTAGCGACATATTTAATACTTAAAAAAAATAAAAAGAAATGAAACATAACGCTATAGAAAACGAAACATTTGACGCGTATAGAAAACAACAAAAAGAAATACAAAAGTCAATAAAGCTATTAAAAAAACATAACTATAAAATTTACAAAGTTAAAAATGAAGAGCTATAAAATAGAATACCGCTATTTAGCCTTTGGGGGTCAAGACCTAGAGGGTTACGACTACGACATAGTAAACGTAAAGGCTATAAGTCCTAGCCAGGCTTTAAGGCTAGCAAAAAACGAGGCACCCTTTAACGCAAAAGACTTTCAAATACTGAATTAATGAAAAACGAAATACAACTACTAGACGGTAATTTTTACGACAAAAGCGAGCTATTAAATAAAATGTACGACGACGAGTTTTACTACGGCGAGCTGTCAAAACTAGCTTTAAGTAGCTCTAGTCTTAAACTACTTTTAGACAGTCCGAAAACATACTACTACGTTACTAAGTATGCAAAAAACGAAACGACCGCGGCATTACGCGCAGGTCATCTTTTCCACCTGGCAATTTTAGAGCCTACAAAATACGACAAGATCAAATTTGTTGAGGTCCAAAGTAGAAACAGTAAAAAGTTTAAAGACGCTGTCGAAGAGTTTGGCGAGGTTTACACAGCAAAAGAGCGCGACGAAAACAATAGACTTATAGACGCTATGCTTAAAAACCCTACGGCCCAGGAATTAATAAGAGACAGCAAAAGCGAAGTACCAGCAATAGGTAATGTACTAGGCATGCCGTTTAGAGGCAAGGCCGACATATTAAAAAACAAAGGCGGTATCGTAGACTTAAAAACTACCCAAGACGTACAGCATTTTGACAAAAGCGCTTTTAAATATAAATATCACTTACAGGCCGCAATTTATATAGACCTATTTAGCACGCCAGAAAAACCGCTAACGCATGAAGACTTTACGTTTTTATGTATATCAAAAAATAATTTAGATATAGGCGTCTGGCGCTGTAGTGAAGCGTTTGTTGAATACGGCCGTCAGGAATTACGCAAAGGCATAGACTTATATAAAACTTATATACGTGAAGACTTTGACATAAACGACTATACAATACAAGGCACGCTATAATGGAATTTAAAAGCAATTTCGAGTACGACTTAAAAGTCGGCCAGGTAAAAGAAAAACAGCTAGCCGACATACTACAAAATAAAACTATTGAAGTAAAAAGCTGCGTAGAGGCAGACTTTAATATATTTGTAGAATACGAAAGCCGCGGCAAGCCGTCTGGCATAAACAAAAGTAAAGCCGACTATTATTGCTTTGTACTAAAAAACGTATTTATATTAATATCACTAAACGACCTAAAAAAGAAATGCGCGCCTTATATGAATACAAAACGTAATGTAGTAGGCGGCGACAATAATACGTCAAAAGGCATACTACTACCAATTAGAGACTTAAAATAATGAAAACAAAAAAATCGAAGTGGCGTAAAGTCAAAGGCAAATGGGTTAATTTAGAAGACATAAGCAAAGCTGCTGGCAACCCTAGGCCTATAAAATGCAGCGAGTTTTCACAAACTTATAGCTATGCACGTACAAACAAAAAATCTAACTACATACCAGACCATTTGCATAAAAAATAATGAGACGCAAAAAACTAACCCAGCAAAAACGCATAGAAACCCTAGAGCGAGTAGTCGCCCAGCTATACGTTAAAATCGAAACCTTACATAATATAGTTAAAAAACTTACGCATGAAAAACCACAAGAAAATAGCTGACCTAGTAATTGAGTATACAGGCATAGACATATACAGCAATAGAAAAACCCAAGACATAGTAGACGCTAGAGCCTTATTTGAATACATAATGCGAAACGACTATAACGCTACTTATTCTAGCCTGTCGGATCACTACAGAAAAAACGGCAAAGAGCGCAAGCATAGCGTAATGATATATAGCGTTAGAAACTTTGAAAACGAAATAAGACACAGGCGTAAAGACTATAACGAATACTACCAAAATATACTACAGACAGACATAACAGTAAAACAATACAAAAACGCCTATAAACTAATAACCGAAAACTTAAAAAACCAAAAACAGCTACGCAAAATACGTAAGTATATTACAGAGGTTTTAGAAGAGCAACCTAAAAACTAAAAACAACCGTTATATAAGTATGGTACGAGACACAAAAGACAGTAAAAAAAAGATGCTAGAGGCCCTAGAGTTTAATTTAGGCATAGTATCTACGAGCTGCGCAGTCGCAGACGTAAGTAGAGCAACCCACTACCGCTGGCTAAAAGAAGACGAAGACTACAAAGCATACGTACAAAATATACACGAAGCTGCTATTGACTTTGTAGAAAGTAAACTATACGAAAAAATAAAGGACAAAGATACCGCGAGTATTATTTTCTATTTAAAGAGCAAAGCAAAGCACCGCGGCTATGTAGAGCGCCAGCAAATTGAAGTAGGCGAGACAAAAGAGTTTACAGTCAAAGTTATAGAATAGTGCAAATAGATACTAACGTCGTCTGGCGGCACCTTGAAGAGACAGACAAAAAAATAGTTATATGCCAGGGCGGTACACGTAGCGGCAAAACTTATAATATATTACTATGGCTTATATTTTCTTACAGCCAAAAGTATACAGGCAAAACCATAACAATATTTAGGGCAACGTACCCAGCTTTACGCGCTACAGTTATGCGCGACTTTTTCGACATACTAAACAAGTACGATTTATACAACGAGGCAAAGCATAATAAAAGCAATAGCGAGTACAGGCTCAACGGCAACCTATTTGAGTTTGTAAGCATAGACCAGGCCAGCAGACTAAAGGGGCGTAAAAGAAACATAGCATTTTTAAATGAAGCTAACGAGTTAAGCTACTCTAGCTATAGCCAGGTTTTATTTAGGACCGTAGGTACTGACGGCGCCCCAAGTCTAATACTAGACTACAACCCTAGCGACGAGTACAGCTACATATACACAAAAGTAAAAACACGCGAAGACGCCGACTTTCACATAACTACATACAAAGACAATAAATTTTTAGAGCAGACACTTGTAGACGAAATAGAGCGCCTAAAAGAAACTGACGACGACTACTGGCGAGTATACGGCCTGGGTCAAGTAGGACGCAACCGCGCAACCGTATTTAAGTTTAACGAGTGCGACGAAATACCAGACAGAGCCAAACTAATTGCCAGGGGTCTAGACTGGGGGTTTGTTAATGATCCTAGCGTTTTAGTAGCGACTTACGTACTAGACAATAATTTGTATATAGACGAGCTATTTTACAAGTACGGCATGACAAATAGAGACATACACAATGAATTGACAAAACTAAACTTAACGCGTGCGGACCAGATATTCGCCGACAGCAGCGAGCCAAAGAGTATAGACGAGCTGTACCGCTACGGCTGGAACATTAAGGCAGCGACAAAAGGCAAAGACAGTATTATGCTAGGCATTGACTTAATGAAACGCTACAATATATTTATAACTAGCCGCAGCGCAAACACTATACAAGAATTTCGTAATTACAAATGGCTAGAAGACAAAAACGGTAATTTGCTAAATAAGCCAGAAGACCGTAATAACCACGCAGTAGACAGTACGCGCTATAGTATTTTTACTAGACTGTCTAGGCCAAACGTAGCTAGGTATGCCATACGTTAATAAATGTTAATGTTTTGTTAAATAGTTATAGACATAGTGTTTATAAGTATAATATTTGTTATATTTGTATTGTTGCAAGTAGGCAGCTAAGTTCTTAAACATTTTGAGTGTAATGTAAATAAGTCGAAAGATCGCGCCAAGTAGTGAGCAACGTAAACCTTGGTATTACACTTTTTTAAGAGCTGACAGTAAGACCGAAAGCCGTAGCTAACACGAAATTAGCAGTCATGCCTAAACCAGACAGGCGAGCGACTTAAACTACTAAATATGTCTAGTTAATTTAAATACGATATAATGGATATTATTGACAGTTTTTTTTCTGACGTCCCAGACGAATTAAAAGAAAAAAGTAAACAACTAAACGACGAGCATAAAAGCCGTAGCTATGACTATAGCCAATTAATTAAAGACGCAGAGTTTGAAGTACAGTATTACGAAAGCGAATACAACAAAGTAGAGGGCAAATTGTTTAGGGCAAAATTAGCTCTAGAGCAATTACAAATTAGACAAGCTCAAAACGAAATAGTATAAACATAATTTTAGTTTAGTTTAGTTTAGAGGCAGCCGAGAGGCTGTCTTTTTTTTATGCTCACAATTTTAGTATTTTAACGTTATATAATAAACCCTATAAAAATGAAAGTAGAATTAAGAGTACCTACAAGCCTAGCAGACATACCGCTGCATCAATACCAGCGCTTTATAAAAACGTTTGAAAATACAGACGACATGACAGAGGCATACGCTGGTACTAAAATGCTAGAGATATTTTGCGGCCTAAAAACAGACGAGACTTTACAGCTAAAAGTAAAAGACTTAAAAACAATTACCAATAAATTAAATATAGCGCTTTCAGAAAAACCTTTACTAATTACTAGGTTTAAAATTGGCGGTACAGAGTTTGGCTTTGTGCCTCAGCTAGACGACTTAACGTTTGGCGAGTTTGTAGACATAGAAAATAACATAGGCGACTGGGACAATATGCACAAAGCTATGAGCGTATTATATAGACCTATTACAGAGCGCATAGACAGCCAGTACCAAATAGAAGAGTATAGAGGCGACAGCTGGCACGACGCTATGCTGAATATGCCAGCAGCTGTAGCTATTAGCGCTATTAATTTTTTTTTTCTTTTAGAAAACGACTTACTAAAAGTTACGCTACCTTATTCGAGCGAGACGACGACGGACAAAGTCCAGGATCAACAGCTGACAACTTTAACAGACAATGGGGCTGGTACCACAGCTTTATGAGTTTAGCAAACGACAAATTTTTAGACTTAGAAATTATAGCAAAAAAAAACGTACATAATTGCTTAACCTACTTAACATACGTAGGCCAGAAAAACAAAGTACAAGACATATACATAAAAAGTAAATTTAAAAAATAATGGCAAACAATGGCGCTAGAGCTTTTTTCTTAATGCTCGAAACAATTAAAAATACGTTACTACAAGACAAAAACGTTAATACGGTTACCTATGGCGACTTGACAGAAATAGACCTAAGTAAACAAACTATGTTTCCTTTGTCGCATATTTTAGTAAACAGCGCTACAAACGACAGCCAGACAATGACTTTTAACGTTACTATTGTAAGTATGGACGTAGTAGACATAAGTAAAAAAGACATAAATAATATTTTTGAAAAAGACGCACACGAACATTTTGTTTTAAATACACAGCTAGCTGTAGGCAATAGGCTATACCAGCTTTTGCATAATGGGCAAGTAAGGCTAGACGGCTACCAAGTAGACGGCGACGCAAGCTGCG